GAATCAGTTCTTAATGAACTTTCTATTTATGATTGGGTACCAGAAATTAAGCATTTCTTAATGAAAATGTCTGCTTCTCCAATTGAAAGACAAAATTTACAAAATTCAGGTAAAGCAAGTAAGATTTATACTTTGGTTGAGAAAGTTGATGAAGGTCATTTAGCTTATATTATTGATAGATGGTTTTTGATTGCAGAATCAGAAATTAAGCAAGTTTTAGCTGATGATTATGTAAAAGATGAAAGCAAAATAAGAAATATTAGATTGCTTGAAAAAGTTATGAATATTTCAGAAATTGAAGAAAACATGATTAATTTCCAAATAGATGAAAATCTAAAATTAGGTGTTTCTACAAAAGATAATTCAATTTCATTAAATGGTGAAAAATTAGATAAAGAAACTACATTAGAAACTTTATTCAACTCACCAATTATTCCTTACTTAAAGAAAGACTTTTATAATCTAGTCGAATCAACGGTTAATAATTTAGATAAATTCGTTGAACTTGATGTTGCCATGAAAGTATCTAACTTATTAAATCCTTTCTGTGAATCTGTAGCGTTCAATTATAAAGACAAAATGTATATCTACAACAAAGATAATAGAACAGGTTCTAGATTTTATGCTTACGAAAATGCAAGTGAATTGATTCACGATGTACAAAAAGAATTAGATTATGATTTAACTCATTTCTACGAAAATAAACTTTCTAATGAACTTAAAACACTTAGAGGTTTAGAAGATAGAGAACAACAAATTGATATGAAACTTCAAGATGTTAATGAATCATTGAAAATGTTAAATGAAAATGAAGAGCTTATTAAAGAAAGTAAAGAATTACAACTTACACATTCTAATTTATTAGTTTATAAGCATAAATTAACAGAAGAATTAAACACTATTAAGGCTGAAAAGTCAAAAGCGAGAAAAATTATGCTTAAGTAATTAACTGGTTATCATGTATATGGAAACCTCAACTCCTTGGAGTTGAGGTTTTTCAAACTTTTTATCTCTCACCATGTATAAATATTAACGCTTGGGATATTATTCCAGCCATATCTACTCAAATATTAGCTTTAAAAGCCTCAAAAGCACACAAAATCAATCTAAAAAATCCAGAATTATTTATTTTACAAAATACAAAAAATAAACTAATTATTTATGGCTAATTATTTAGAAGATAGTGACTTATATTATGAGATAGTTTTAAGTAAAGGTAAAGGTTATTTAACTCGTAAAGCAGAACACTATTTTGAATTAATTGCAACGAACACAATCAGAAGACTTGCACACAAGTACCGTGATGAAGAAGAAATGATGGATTGTCTCCAACATGGAATACTAATTATGTTTGAGAATTGGTATAATTTCGATGATAAAAAATATAAATATGCTTTGCCGTATTTCACAGAAATTGCTAAACGTGGATTTACAGCAGGTTATAATGAACTTCACGGAAGAAAACCACACCAACAAAACAATCAAATTAGGTGGATATCATTAGATTCATCTAATGATGGTAAAGGTCTACATCATATATAGCAGTTAGTAAGACCCTTTATTTAGAACCTTCATACGTTATATCGTCAATCGTTCTGGTTGTTGCCCATAGTGGTTGGAGGTTTTCTAATGCGCAAACAATATCACCAACCAATTTTTATATATAGTTGTATGGGAAATAATAGAATTCCAAACAACAAAACAAATAGAACTCGTTCTGGTCGTAAACGATACCATCAAGGTTTCTATAATATAATTAATTTAGATAAATATATTGGAGATCCTAAGAAATGTATTTATCGTTCTAAGTGGGAATTACACTTTATGGCTTGGTGTGATAAAAGCACATCAATAAAAAGGTGGGGTTCTGAACATATTACAATACCTTATCAAGATGAAAAAGGTAAATTTCACAGATATTATCCTGATTTCTATATTGAAATTATTGACAGACACGATCCTGAAAAATTAGAAAGAGTTGTGATTGAGATTAAACCTGCAAAAGAAACTCAAAAACCTGTACCTCCTAAGAAAATCACAGCAAAATCCTTAGAAACTTATGAATATCAACTAAAAACATATCAGAAAAATTTATATAAATGGACAAAGGCTATGTATTGGTGTGATAAACACAAAATGAAATTCAATATTATAACTGAAAAATATTTAACAGAAAAAAAGATAATGTGATGAAAACAAAGGAAAATATATTAAAATTCAAGAAAATACATGGAGATAAATATGATTATTCTTTGGTAAATTATGTGAACAATAAAACAAAAGTAAAAATAATATGCCCTATTCATGGTATTTTTGAACAGACACCAAAACATCATAAAAATGGTTATGGATGTAAAAAGTGTAAAATTGATAAAGGAGTATATTATACTAAAAGAAAATCAACAAATCAATTTATAGAAGAATCAAAGAAAATACATGGAGATAAATATGATTATAGTTTAGTAGATTATAAAAATAATAAAACAAAAGTAAAAATTATTTGTCCAGAACATGGTGTTTTTGAACAAACACCTTTACAACATTTAACACTTAAACAAAATTGTAAAAAATGTGTTGTTGATAGTTATAAAAATGGAAGATTTTTATTTATTGAAAAAAGTAGAAAAATACATGGAGATAAATATGATTATTCTTTGGTAAATTATGTGAACAATAAAACAAAAGTAAAAATAATATGTCCTATTCATGGAGTTTTTGAACAAAGACCAGATAGTCATCTTAATGGTCAAAATTGTTATAAATGTTCTTTAATAAATAAAAGAATTAAGTTTATAAATAAGATAAGACATAGGTTAGAACAAGGTTATCAATTAGTACCAAATTATAATAAAGATTTTTGTCAGTATTTAGATTTAATGAGTAAGTGTTTTGGTGTATATATTCAACACGCAATGAATGGTGGTGAGTATCATATAGAGGAATTGGGTTATTGGGTTGACGGATATGATAAAGAGAATAATGTTGTATATGAATATTATGAAAAATTCCATAAGTATCAAGAAGAAAAAGATTTAAAAAGAATGCAAGAAATAATTGAATATTTGAATTGTGAATTTGTAATAATAGAAGATTTAAAAAAGATAATGTAATATGTATAAGAATTTTGAGGATTATATATGGGGTGTTATGGGATTGCATGGTTCTTGGGAAAGAATGATTTTTGATTTAACTGAACAACTACGTAATTTAATAATTAAACCAAATCTTTCAGAAGTAATGGAAATAGATCCTTCTAAATTAGTACCCAATAGATTTTATTTAATAAAATATGATTTCAATGGTAATCCTTTATGGTGTCCAATATTAGCATTAGATTATAAAGTACACAAAAACAATCATATTTTATATGGTATAAATTTAGAATATTTACCACCAAGATATAAAATGTTGTTGTTTGATAAAATATTTAAGCAGGTATACGCAGAAATGGATTTGATTGCTCAGAAAGAACTTGTAAGAGATGAAGCAACTTTAAGTTTTTTATCTTTTGAATTTATGTATAAGATGTTAAAGGTTAATGGTAATATGGAATGGTCAATAACTGCTTGGACAATTAAGAACTTTTTGGGACAATTTAAAATAAAAAAAGCCTATCTGTGTTCTATTAAAATATTACCACAAATTATGTTTTCTGATTGGAAAAGATATAATACAGGTGATATGATTGAATTACAAAAAAAATTATATGGTGAAGAATCAGTTAAATTAGGAGAAATAATAGAACAATATCAGAAACTATTAGAAGAATATGAAGCGGATTCAATTTTATATCATAAAAAAGTCGCTCTATTTAGAGAGAAACTTAAATTATTTAAGGACTGACATTATTTATATATAAGTAAAAATTAATTTTTGAGATGCCATCTTATAACAGATATAATAATAAAAATAAAATTGATGACTTAGGAAGTACTGTAGAAAACAGAGGTTACTTTAACAAGATGTTAAGAAACTTATCTAACTGGGGTATGGATTATGAAAATATGGTGATACAGAATACATATTCTGTTGGTATGCACGAAGATCCACAAGGTCAAGGTGCTGATTTTGGAACAAATATGTATGATATTTTTACTAAGAAAGTTATTTCTAAAATGCTTGATAGAAAATCAATTGCGTATTTAGATAGAGCATACCAAGACAAGAGAAAGATTCTAAGACAATATGCAATTAAAGATGAAATAAAAGATTTTGTCACACAGATTGCAGATGAAGCGGTTATCTACAATGAGGATAATTATTTCTGTAAATTGAAAGATTTACCAGATGAATTTGATAATTCATTAAAACAAAGATACCAAGAAAATTTCAATAAAATTTATAGAAATTTTGGATTTAATGACGGTCTAACAGCTTGGAATTATTTTAAAAATTTCCTTGTTGATGGTTATATTGCATTTGAGATAGTTTATGATAACAAACAAAAGAATATAATAGATTTACAGCCAATTGATCCAATGACATTAGTTGTTGCAACAGATCCAGGCACAGGTACAATCGTATGGATTCAATATCCAGATAACCCACAAATTAGAAGAGTATTATTAGATTCACAAATTATCTATATTTCATATAGTAATAATAATGACTTTGCTGAAACATCATATGTTGAAAATCTTATTAGACCTTATAATCAATTGAAAAT